ACTCCTTTCTACTTCAATGTCTAACTTAACTTTATATTTTGATTTTATTTTATTTCTTTCAAGTTCTAATTGTGGAGAATATTTTAAAGATGTTTTATTTTTAGACCTTTCTATTTCTACTTCTAATGGATATTTTAAATTACCAATGTTATTGGGTACTAAATTAGAGTTTATATCCATTACAGCACCCTCCAATATCGTATCTTGTTTTGGAAAACTTACTATTGGAAATTTTCTGCCTATCTTAGACCTTTCTAATATTGATGGCTCTATTAATACACCTGCAATCAAATTAGAACGTGCAGGAACTAGTTGTTTTACTTGTTCAAATACTGAATAATCATATAAACTGAATACTTCTATGTATTTTCCAATGTCATTCGCTCTCGCAAACTTTTTGAAATAATCATTTCTAGCAGAATCTAGTGACTTATAACTATTTGATGTTCCATCTTTAGGGTCTCCTACAAAATTCTCAAAATTATAAGCACCAAATTGATTCGATATATCTTTATTAAGTTGGTCTGTTGGAGAGAATACTATAGCTAATCTATTACTATCTTTCTGCTCTTTATCGTATCTACTAACTGTAGCCTTCCTATCAGGTGCTAAATCAGTCAATAATTCAGTAGATTCAAACCTAATTTTATTTGACTTTGGATTATTTGCTCCTAATGATGGATACTGCCTATAGTGAGTTTCTGTTTTTGATGTATACTGAGATGCTTGAGTTCCACTAAAATTTCTGAATTTAGCAGGATTAGTTCCATAAAAATTTTGATTTGGATGGCTTGAGCTAACATTTGAGTATGTAGAATGGTCATCTCTAATATTATCAATTCCTAAAGGATAATATCTAAATAATTCATCATATGATGATGTATACGAATTAGCATTATAACTCGAAGGATTTAATACGTGTGCATCAAATACATTTTTGCTGTATTTACCAAAATATTCTTTATATGATTGCAGTGAACCGCTAAATCTAACCGAATTACTTCCTGTAGTTCCTCCAAAAATAACTTTATGCCCTGTAGGTAGTATAGTTTTTGTTGCTCCTAATGAATATAATAAGCTACTTGGACTTGCAGATATGCTAAAACTTGATGAAATTGATATTCTATTATCAACAAAATCACTTGCCTTAGCACAATCTATATTAATTAATCCATTAAATGAAGAACCACTGTATATAGGTTGATTGCTGTGTATTCTAATAGTCCATATATCATTATCATATAATGGCATAAGACTACTTGTAGATTGTATTGTTTTAAAATTTCCTAAAGAACCTGTCTTTAAAGTATATTTTAAATAACCATACGTATTTTTACCATATAATGAATATGGATATCGTACTATTTGTAAATTCTGAAGTATATTATTCTTATCAGCATAATCCTCAACAGCCCACAAACTCATGCTGACACTTCCTGTATACTGAGTTCTAAATCTAAACTCGGTAGTTTGTGGTACTTTACTTATATTATCTATAGATGATGTATATAACCTTCTTGGTATGTGTATATACTGATTTTGTTTAAAATTTAATAAATATTGAAACTTATCTTCTGCTAGTAAAGGTGGATTATCTTCATCTATTTGAGGGCCTCCATATTCTTTCACTCCTATCAATGTAAACGGAATTCCATATATTGAAAAAAGTGCTCTTACCGACCTTATAGAACCTTTTGTTTTTAGTAAATAAGGTAAATTATTAACAATTCTTCTCCAAATTTGATGTGTTAAGTTTTCATAAGATTTACTTACTAAGTCTCCCGAAGGTTCTTCATAACTTCCTGTTGAATTAGTTCCTAACTTGTATAACCATAAATCACTTAAATTACGTGTATTTTGAATTTTCCACCCTAAAGATTTTACATAATATGGTAATAAATTATTTGGTATGCCTCTCTCAGGATGTTCATCTCGTTCATGTATACTTGTTAACTTCCGTATAAAATTGTGAGTATTGTCAAAATGCTGCCCAATCATATGTAAGAACATTACATATTGACTATTCCTATCATCTCTTAATATATGGTCAGGAGTATTATAGTAAAAACTTGTATAATTAGTTCTATCAAATTCAGTAGCTACATTTACATTTTTTTGATACCAAGATATATATTGTGAACTTGTTGTATGTAAATTTATATATTTTCCGTTTTGTATATATTTTGGATTAGGTTCTATACTACCTGAAATATCATGACTAAATAAACTTCCTGTTTTTTCATACAAAAAAACTTCAAATCTATCAAAACTATTTTTAATTTTATTAATTTTGCTATTATAATTATCTGCTGATTTTACAGCATACGTTGAGCCTGAAACAGAAGTATTTGCTTGTGCATATTGAATTTTATAATACTCTATTAATTTTAATTTATAATCATAATTTTTTATTCTTTCTAAAGCAGAGCCGTAGTACACAAAATTTTTGTAATCTGTAAAATCTATGTTTAAGTCTATATCTGCTGAACCTGAAAATATTTTATTTAGTATACTATTAGTAGTATCTGAATCACTATCTAATAAAGAATTCCAATTTTTTACGTCCGTCTCATTACTAACTTCATTATCTGAACATAGTATGAAATTAGAATTGCTTAATATTTTTACAGAATTTGGATATTTAGATAAATCATTTATCGAATTATTAGTAGACCTTACATTAAATACATCAATGTAATCCTCTAGTACTTTATATGCTATATGGCAATTATCATTGTTTAATGTATCACTTGGCAGAGGTGAGTATAGTTTAATATATAATACTATTCTTTCTCTACAATCAACTTTTACATTTACTACTTGATTTACTCTATTTTGATTGAAGTTTAAAACTAAATTATTTAATAAGTTTTTTACTTTAAGACTTCCCGCAAAATTTTTAAATAATTCAACTTCAGATAATATACTTGGATTGTTTAGTATATAAGATTCTTTGACAATTAATTTTAGTTCGGTTCTATCAGGACTAATTTCTTGTAATGAAAATGGATTATTATCATAGTCTCCTATTAAATTTACAAGAAATGACATAACTATTTTAAAATTGCCGTATAGTAAATTATTACTATCATATATACTAGCAATGTCAAAAGTAAAATCTGAATATTTATTTGAATGTTTATAAGGTGTATTATACTCTGATAATATATAATCACCTTTAAAATTATACACATGAGATTCTACACTTAATTTATATTTCGAGCTAGAATCTGTAGATATTTCAGATAGTACAGCAATATCTTGACTTATTGTGTTTATATCATTTTTAGATATTACAAATGCTTCTACTTTATTTTTAGCATTTATAATTTCAGTACTGTTAGTATATCTTTCTAATGACATCGTATATTATCTAAAATTATCAATTCTTAATTCATTTGGTGGTAATACATCTGACGTATTACCGTTCTCACCCGATGTAGTACCCGTGCCTATTGATGGTACTTCGGGAGTTGTAGGTATCGTTGGATTAAATAACCCACCACAAGAGCAATTCTCTGATAACTGTGTTGCTTGTATGTTACTTGAATACGGTTTTTTAATATTAAAACATATTGGGTTATTAATTTCCCTACCTGTAGTATTTGCTACTCTATTTCCATAGCAATCTTCGTAATTAAATCCTAAATCATCTGTTATATATCCATCATAACATTCACAATCAACTATACTTGGTTCTGAAGTTGGAATCGGTGTTGGTTCAGGAGTCGGAGTAGGTCTTGCTGTTATTGGAGGTGTAGTGATTGGGGGGACAGGTGAACATTGTGAACATGTTGAAAATCCAAATAGTACTCTAACATTAGATTCCTCTGAAGAATTTCCTTGTGCTACTGTATAACATATTCCATTACTTGCTTTTATGACTTCTCCCCCACTATATGTACCTGTGTACGGAATTCTCTTTCCTGATAATATTGTTGTACCACACGCATATAAATTATATGATAAATTAGAACTTACAACTACAGTAGGAGTTGGAGCAGGTGGAGGTGTTGTTGGATTGGTTATATCTGAATTTGAACAGTATTGCTTACCTGTTACTATTTGTATGCTTCCGTTATATCTACTAGGTTGTATTTCCAAAGGTCTAGCTCCTGTATAAGTATACAATACTCCGCTTATAGGGTCTATATATCTTTGCCCAACTCCTAAAGAAGGTGGTATGGTAGTATACGCATATCCCGAATTATCACACCCTGCTAATTCATAGTACTTACTAGTTGTTGGAGACGTAGTAGTAGTTTCAGTTGGTGTAGGGACAGATGAACAATCTAAATTATTTGTACAAGTTTTACTTGACAGTGTTATTGATGCATTAGAATTACTTACAGGTGATGTACCATTTCTAACACATATACTTCTTGCTTGACTATATAATAAACTTATAGTAGTAACTTCACCCGAACATGATGTATACGATACTACAGCCTCATTACTCTCTAAATCATCATTTAAAATACTATAACATTTACACCCTAAGCTATCTATAGGAATTGGTGTAGGTGTAGGTGTTTGTGTAGGTCTCGCTGTTATTGGAGGTGTAGTAGTTGGTGGAGTTGTAGTTGGTGTTGGAGTTGGTTTTTCGCAATCAGGACATTTTCCGTCCTTTCCATCTTTACCTGCTGCTCCCGCTGCTCCCGCTGAACCTGCTGAACCTGCTGAACCTGCTGCACCCGCAGGGCCTGCTGCTCCTGCTGCTCCTGCTGCTCCTGCTGCTCCTGCTGCTCCTTGTATTACATCAGGTAGTTTTGGTATTTGAATTCTATCTAATGCACTTAAATCTATTTCTAAATCAGGAGTTTTACATCCCGAATCAATTTCAAATCTTGGTATCCATTCGGAAGTTTTATCTGCACACGAATCTGTTATTTCAAAAGATTCAAACTCAGAAGGTTCTATAACAAATACACCTTGTATATACTTATTTCTTTCTACAAGCATTACTTGTAATGTTTTTGTATTAGGTATAGAACACACACAATTACCTTTAGTTACGAAGTATACTTGTTGGTCACATGCTGAACTTACTGATACTCCATTTGCTACCCTGAAGAATGTTCCTATTGGATATATTGTTTCGGGATTGCCGAACTCAGAATCTACAAAATAAGAAAAACTTGAATCTACATATGAATTTAATTCATTATCTAATATTATCCTTTTCTCAGGTAATATTCTATAATAATTTGGTATTAACTCTAGTGAATTATCTTGTAATTTATTATAATTTATATTTACTACATTCGTCCCGAAATTATTTTTCTCTACAAATATTTTATCTAGGTAAAACAATTCTTCATCGGTATACTTATCTCCAACATTATCATATTGAAGTATTATATTTGATGCATTATCTTGATTTGTTTTAGCTATGTCTTTTCTAGGTTCTAAGCTATTAGTATATAATTTTTCTTTATTGTATGTAATATTTTTTAAATAGACATACTTTAAATCAAAATCAAACATTGGAGGTAATGGCATTGGTCTATACCCTGTATCTATAGGTAGTTGAGTTGAATTAGTATTAGATTCACTAATCCCACAATCTACGCAATCATTAAGTACTTCCAAATTATCCTTATCCATGTTATCTCACTACTTTAAAATAAAATCCTTCATCAATTATATGTTCTGTAAATTTTTTATTATTTACAACTTTAAATACTATTTTATAAAATCTTTCGGGAAGTAAACTTTCCATATTTATATTAAAATAATTACCTTCAGAATCAATACTTAATCTAGTTGACCCTGTATCAAAAGGTATTATAAAATCATCAGTCACACTATCTTGTATAGCATAAAAAGATGAGGTTGGTAATCTTTTAAAATTTAAATAATTATTAGTTGTTGAATAATCTAATGTAGGATATTTATCTCTACTTAAAATTCTAAATCTATATTTTGAATTTGTACGGTAATTCTTTTTTATATTACTAACCATAACTTCAAAATTATCAGAAACTTCACTTATACTGCTACTTTGTGATATATCACTATCGTCCCACGTTATTTCTAACTTAGGAATGTATATTGTATGTGTATCCGTGCTAAAAAATCTTATTGCTCCTTTATAATCACTACTAAACTCATCAGCCGATGTTCTCTTTACTATAAAACCATTATTTGCTATACTACCGCTTAACCATTTATGAACTATATTAGTAACATTTATTTTTATATCAGGATTTTTAGTATAATTGAAATTTTGCGAAGCAAAGAAAGCTGAACCTGTGTACCAAGTTCCTCCTCCTGAGTTTGTAGAGAAAGAACCTGTTGTTCCACTTGTAAATGAATTATTTATCCAAGTTAGACCATTTCCATCATAATATCCATTTCTATAAGTCCAACTTGCCCCTGTAGTAATTTCAGGGTAGTCATTATAATGTCCTACACCATTTTCCCAAGATTGAGATACGGCAAATAGATGAATATCATAATCTATGGGTAAGTCCGAAGCGTCTGTTGCTTTTAACGATACATGATACTTAGCTCTTCTTGAAACTACATTCGATGCTATTAAACTACTTAAATGATTTATATCAAATTTTAAAAGTATTCTTGAATTATATGTACCATCATAATAGAAATCATTCTCATCAGGAACACTTTCAACATACTTTATCAATTCTAATACTTGGTCAATACCCGCATTCCTACGAAAATTCTTTTCATATAATGTGGTGTCTCTTGTTGCATAAATCGCATGATACATAATTAATAATTTACTACTCTACCTCTAATGTCCTTATTTGGATATTTAACTTCAAAAATACTTTGGTCTAATGATGTATATATTATATTCCTTTTTGTTGCTGAATCTATGTCATAAACATTGCCTGAATATCCTAGCGTTACATCATATAGATTAAAAATACTTAAATTTGTTACAGATATTACTCCCTCAACTTGAGAAATTTCTTTCATTACACTATTCTTAAATATAGGTTTACCTATACCCATTTTCTCTATATCAAAATAATCTTTCAAACTTTTTATACACCTTAACAAAACTTCATTACTATTATATACTTCATCAACTATTATTTCGAAATCAACACCTATATTAATTATAAATGCATCTCTAATACTTACAGAATCTGTCATAATTCTGTATTCTTTTAGATAATTCAATAAATTAAACTTAACGGCATCATTTAATACTGCTAAATTCTTATTTTCATCATATCCTAAACAATGCAAATTAATTCCAAAATAATTTATATTCTGAATATCCATAGAATTATCTAAGTATTGGTCATCTAAGTCAACACATACTTTAGCTATAGCCCCAAATTTAACAGGCATGGAATATACTCTTACTATATAGTCATCTCTAGTAACAGCTCTATTCTGTGATGCAAAATTAGCTAAAGCTTCTCTCCTGACATCTTCAACACTTCTTCTTGACAATCCTCCACTTGCAGGTTTTGGATTGTTAATAGCTACACTATCTAATACAGCATTATATATTTGAGAATCTAAATTAGATTGAGGTGTTGTTATGTTTGACTGAACTATTGTCGATATACTATTTGCCCCTACATTATCCTCAACTCCACCACCAACTGTGTACCTCACAGTTAAAGTTGTATTTGCAGGTGATTTACCATAGGTCTTAGTATATAAGAAATTTTTAGGGTCTATACTTAAATCTACTGCTCTTTCGAAATAATCTAAACCAAAACCAACATTAAATGGATTCGGAATTATTTCCTCGTCATATTCAGAACTAACTCCTGAACCAAATTGTATTTCAAATCTATTGTTTTCTCTAAGTCTTGTTACAAATCTTCTCTCAGTTTGCTTGAATTGAATCAAATACGGAGCAGTCGACCTATATTTTGCTAGATGTGAATCATTATATGGTAAATTAGGTACTGATATTGGGACTAAATCTTGTGCTAAATAAGGTGTTTCATACCATTTATTATTATTAGAATCATATATATCTACAATTTCTAAAACATCGAGTTGTGGTAATACTATTTTATCATAGGGTTTCGGTGAGTCGAAATTATAACTTGCAGTCAATATTTCTCCCGATACTGCCTTAACATTTTTCTTTAGTAAAAAATACTCAACCTCACCTGTGTTATCTAATGAGTATACGGTTATTTCAGTTGAATCAAATGAAGAACTATATGAAAAATCAACACTGTCAATGGTTCTGAAAGTTTTATTCGATTCAGAACTAACAATCATATTTGAATCTATCTGTAAACAATATCTAAAATCAGGAACTACAGAAGTACCATTATTTATAGATGGTACTAGTTGGAATACATCTAAATCAACTGATGCAGGTGTTCTAAACTTAGGTTTATACCCTAATGAATGAGCTATGTTAAATAAATTTTGATTCTCTTCTACAGTTAGCAAGAGAGACTCTCGTAACTGTATATCAGTATAGAATGAGAGTATGTCTCCTGTAGCTGCTGCTAATTCCATGAACATCATGCCGGGCGATGATTCATTGAAATCATTGTAAGTATCAGGAAAGTAATTTTTAGTATAATCTATAAGCTCTTGCCTAATCTCTCCGAAATCCTTATTGAGATACTTTATATCCTTCCTTATATTATTATTAATCAGTTTTGAACTCATATATTATTCTATTTCGAAATTAACCACACCTGAATCTATAAAAATTGTGATGCTTCTATTAGCACCTATATTAGTTACTCTAAAAAATATTTTAATTTGTACATTATGCTCAGAATAACTATCAGGAAATGCAATATCGCTTTCAGATATAACTTGCACTGAATCTAATAATATATAAGGCAACCAATATTCAATATCACTTATTACAGATACTCTCAAAGACTCCCTAGCTTCAATACTGTTTTGTTCAAATAAAAATTCAGGGATACTTGAACCAAAATTAGGCTGCATTAATCTTTCTCCTTTTGTTGTCAAAAGTAAATTAACTAAATTTGATATAGCTTGTTCTTCGGTTGAGTATGATAATCTAAAAGTTTTTACAACTCCTTTTCTATTTATCTGCTTTGGATATTGAATGTCGACCAATACAGCATCTCCATTAAACGGTAGCAGTATGCCAACAGCTCTATCATTTATAAAGTTGGATTCGTATGCTCTAAATACTGTTGGTACTGCCAG